TACTTATCGCTACGACTTTATCGCACCTATCGCTATGACTGAGAAAACTGATTTAGATGTTCAGGCTTCCCTTGTAGAGACAAACAACACTCGTGCGACTACAAACTTCTCTATCATTTTGGTGAAGAACGATGCCCTACAGTAGCAATGATGATCTGCCCAAGGCAGTACGAGGTAAACTCTCCCCTCACCAGCAATCAGTCTTCCGCAACGTCTTCAACTCTATGATGGAACAAGACGGTATGTCTGAGAGTAGGGCCTTCGCTGGTGCATACTCCCAAGCCAAGCAAGCTGTAGCTAAAGCTGAATACCAAGGCCGTGAGGTTGAACTCGACAAGCCCTTCCGTATGCCTGCTGGCTCTACCAAGAAGTTTGGTGTCTACGTCAAGTCTGGTGACAAGGTTAAGAAAGTTACCTTCGGTGATCCCAACATGGAAATCCGCCGTGACGATCCTGACGCTCGTAGGAATTTTCGTTCTCGCCACTCCTGCGATGCCGCCACAGATAAGACAACTCCCCGCTACTGGTCATGCCGCATGTGGGAAGAAGGAACCTCGGTCTCTGAAATGACTAACAAAGCAGAAGTCCAGATCGAAGGTCAAATCCTTAAGCAGATGGATGAAGAGCGTTTGGCCTTTGGTTGGGCTTACGTCTCTACCGTCAAAGGTGAGGTTAGTCTGGATCACAGTGGTGAGTTTATTCGCCCAGATCAGATTGCTAAAGCTGCTACAAATTTTATGCTTTCCATGAGAACCGCCAAGGCTATGCACACTGGTGAGAAGATCGGGGAAGTTGTTCATTCCATGCCCTTGACTAACGACATTGCCAAGGCATTGGGTATCCAATCAGACCGCGAGGGTTGGGTAATCGCACTGAAAGTTTATGACGATCAAGTGTGGCAGGATGTTAAAAGCGGTAAACTGGCTGCGTTCTCGATTGGTGGACGAGCCTTGAAGGAGATGGTGTAATGCCCACCGAACTCGTAAACTTGGAACTTGAGGAAGTTTCCTTGGTCGATATGGGCGATGACCCACTCGCTAAGGTTGCTCTCTACAAGCGCAGCCCGGAAGGGGAACACATGGATAACGAAACTAACGAAGAAATCCAAAAGGTTGATGAGACTAACGTCACTGACGCAACTGAAAAAGGCTATATGAAGGACGACATGAAGCCCGCCGATAAGATGGACGACATGGAAGACGACGAAGAAGAGATGATGGAAGACGATATGGAAGGCAAGAAGCCCACCCGTAAGTCTTGGAAAGCAGAGGCTCTGGCATTTGAAGATGTCAACAAGATGCTTCTGGAAGAGATCGAAACCTACAAGGCCAAGGTTGCTGAACTCGAAGCTGCTGTAGTCACAAAGGCTGCTCCTGCTGAAGAGATGATGGAAGTTGAAGGCGAAATGATTGCCAAGTCAGCTATCCCTGCACCTATCCTGAAAAAACTAGAAGAGATGCAAAAGGCTGTTGAGGTCGAAGCACTCCGTAAACGCGCCGAAGAGGTACTCCCGAACTTCAAGGGTACTGCTGATGAGCGTGGTAAACTGTTGAAGTCTGTAGGCACCGACGAAGGTTTGCTTGCACTTCTGAAGGCTGCTGACGCTGCTTTTGCTGGTGTCTATCAGGAAGTCGGTAAGACCGATGCAGAAAACGACCTGAAAACTGCCGCTGAAAAGCTGAAAGACCTTACGAAAGCCTATCAAACTGAAAAGGGCGAGAAGAGTTTCGAAAAGGCATATGCAGCTATTGTTAAAACCGCTCAGGGCCGCGCCCTCGTGCTTGAAACCTACAAAAATTAATAAGGAGCCTCTATTATGGCATTTACGGAACGTATGGCTACCCGCACCTACACCTCGGGGTCGGCTGTTGCACAATTCACTTTCGTCTCTCTGGCTGCTGATGGTCAAGTTGACAACACCTCCGCTAACGCTCGTACCGATGGTGTGGCCTTGATGGCTGCTACTGGTGCTGGTGAAGCTATCACGGTTGCTTACGATGGTCGTGTGACTGTCCAAGCTGGTGGTACGATCAACCGTGGCGCTGCTGTTGCAGTTGGTACTTCGGGCAAAGCTAAAGCCGCTGCTTCAACCAACGTGATCGTGGGCTATGCTCTCGAAGCTGGTGTTGACGGCCAGATCATCACCATTGAACTGTCTCGCGCTGATAACGCTGCGGCCTAATCTAGTTTGAAATAAGGAACACTACAAATGGCTATGTTGACTCCCAGCGCCGTTCATATCGACGCACCGCTTACCAACCTGACGGTTGCCTTCCTGCAAGACGCTAACGGCTTTATCGCTGACCGTGTTTTCCCGAAGGTCTCGGTCTCTAAGAAAACCGACAAGTACTACATCTACAACCGTGCAGACTTCAACCGTACTGGTCAAGTCCAAGCCCGTGCGCCCCGTACTCAGGCTCCTCGCGTTGGTATGACCCTCTCGACCGACACCTACTCGGCTGACGTGTACTCGCTGGCTACCGACTACGACTTCTTCACCTTGGCTAACGAAGATGCCGCTCTGGACATCCGCGCTGCTGGCGCACAGATGCTGACCCACCAACTCCTGATCGACCGCGAAATCAAGTGGGCTTCGTCCTACTTCGCTGGTGGCATCTGGGGTACGGACTGGGATGGTGTTGCCTCGTCGCCGTCTTCGGTTCAGGTCATCCAGTGGTCGGACTACACGAACTCGACCCCGATTGCTGACGTTACCAAGATCATGCGTACCGTGCAACTCAAGTCGGGTGGCTTCAAGCCCAACGTGATGGTTGTAGGTAAAGAAGTCCGTGACGTTCTCGTCAACCACCCCACGATCCTTGCTCGTCTGAATGGCGGCGCTACCGTGACGAACCCTGCTCTGGTGACGGATGCCAAACTGGCTGAAATCTTTGGTGTGGAAGAGTTCATGGTTATGGAAACCGTGAAGAACACCGCCGCTGAAGGTCTGACCGAATCGAACTCGTTCATCGGTGGCAAGCTGGCTGGCTTCTACTACCGTCCCCGTTCTTCGGGCCTGATGATCCCCTCGGCTGGCTACACCTTCACTTGGGATGAACTGGAAGGCGCTTCGGGCCACGGCATTTCGATCAAGTCGTATCGCGGTGACTATCTGGCTATTGACGGTATTGCCGAAGTTCTGGAAGCCAACTTGGCCTACGACCACAAGGTTGTGTCGTCTGATCTGGGCGCTATCATCGACAGCGTTATTGCCTAACTAGCATAAGGAGTGGGAGAGATGACCCGACCGTTTCTCCCCTTCTTCAATCCTTCCCGTCCAGTGTTTGTCAAACAACATGGCATTCAACTGGCGGGTAAGGTTTGGAAGAAGGGTGATAGATTTAACTGGGAGTTCTTCGGAACCCCACAGGAAGTTATCCAACAGTTGTTCTTCAATGACATGCTTCACCACAATGAAGAGTTAGAAGAGGTAGCTGCTAAGAAAGTTTCCATTGGCGATGGTCTTGAGGAATACTCAGTTGACCAACTACACCTTCTTGTAGCCAATATCAATGGCAAGGTGAAAGCCAAGACAAAGAATAGCACAGAGTTCATGCAGAAGAAGTGTGCCACTAGTAAGATCAAAGATAAACAGATTGGTCTTATTCGTCGGTGGCGTATCTCCTACGGGGACTTAGAAAACTAATTGATGAGGCGAACAAATGTCTTGGTCCTATTCCGCAAGTGACTTAACTACTACTACCAGTGCAGGTAGGATCAACACTGTTCGCCTTCTTGTAGGTGACACAGATACCACAGACCAACTGGTCCAGAACGAAGAGATTACCTTTGCTCTCTCCCAGACGGGAGATAACGTCTACTACGCTGCTGTGTGGATTTGTAGGGCTATCGCTGCTAAGTTCAGCCGTATGGTCACTACCACCCTTGACGGTGCCTTGAGTGCCGATTACAGCGACAGAGCAAAGCAGTACACTCAACTGGCTATCCAGATCGAAGCCCAAGGCAAGAAGACCTCTGGTAAGGCTCTGGGAATTTCTGCTGGTGGTATCTCTGTAGCTGCAATGTATGTAGCTAACGCCACGACTGATCGTGTGAAGCCTGCCTTCGGTGTCCGTCAATTCGACAATACAGAGGCGGGAGATCAGTACATCCCCGAAGAACCCAATGGCATTTGATCCCTCTACTCTGCGTCAACTGATTAACGAACATGGGATAGCCCTCACGCTTCGAAAGAGAGCCGCCAGTGCGTATAGTGATGCTACGGGTACTGTGACTAACACAAACACAGATTACGCTGTACGGGGCTATTTCTACGATTATACGCCAGACATGATTGATGGCAACTCTATCCTCCGTGGTGATCGTAGGGTTGTCTTGGACAGTAAGCTGACAAATGGATCAGCTACACCAGAACCAGATGCTACAGACCAGATCATTGGTCTTGGTGATACGGTCAACATCGTTAAGGTCATGGAGATCAAGTCTGGTAGTGCTACGATGTGCTATCAGTTGCAAGTGAGGGAATGATATGGCCCAACCTAGGTCAATAGGTGAAAGTATCACAAGCATTGTCTCTCGCCTTGAACAACAGCTTGAAGGTGTAAGAGACGAGTTCCTGATGGGCATGGCTGAAGACTTGGTTACTAGTTCCCCTATTTGGTCTGGTAGATACGTCACTAGTCACTCTATCGGGACAAGTTCTTCTGCTGGACAATTCACAGGGAACTTAGAAAGACCCTCTGAAAAAACTACAGTCCCAGAAGCCTATCGTGCAGAGGGTAGAGCAAACTTAGCTGGTGACATTGCTGCGTTGCCACCTAAAACAGAGCGTGTATACCTGAATAACAATGCACCTCATGCCTACCTAGTTGAATATGGTGGGGTTAATATGGATGGTCGTAAGGTTTACGAGGGTGTTATCAATAGGGCTAACATTCACCTACAGGATGCCATCAACAAAGTCAAAGGTGGGCAATGACAATCATTAATGACATTCGTGCTTGCCTAGACAACCACCTCACTGGCACCGCAGGCATCCCAACTATCGCTCGACAAAACGTACCATTTGAACCTACCACTGGCACTTCCTTCGTGAAGGCCGATATGATCCCTACCTCTCGTAGACCTGCTGTCAGGGGACTTAACCCACAGAAGCGATACGATGGCCTCTACAGTCTCTTGATCTGTACACCAGAAGGATTGGGGCCGGGTGCAGGGTATGACATTGCTGACTTGTTGTTAGCTAGATTTGATGCAGCTACAGATATTACCTACAACGGTTTCATCGTAAGCATCGACTATTCTGAGGTAAGAACAAGTTTCCTTGATTCACCTTTCTATTGCACACCAATCACCGTAGGGTGGTACATATATGGACAGTGATAATGTATAAAGCTATCTCTAATTTTGCGTTTGTAGGTAATACCTACTTCATCGGAGACGAGGTTCCAGAATCTGTAGCCTCCCTTCTGGCTGATCGGGCCGATTTGATTGAAGCCGTCAAAGCCAAGACAACTAAACCAAACCAATCTAATCTTCCCGAAGGAGAATAAACTATGGCCTTTGCACAGGGTTCGCGTTCCAGCCTCGCCTATATTGCTGAATCGACATTCGGCACCACCCCCTCCACTCCCACGCTTGCTAACCTTCCGATTAACAGCCACTCGCTTGATCTGACGAAGGATCGTGTGGAAGGTAATGAAATCCAAGCCGACCGTATGCCTCGTGTTGACCGTCATGGCAACCGTCAAGCTGGTGGTTCGATTGAAGTTGACCTTCGTAAAGGTGACTTTGACGCACTGTTCGAATCGGCTTTCCTCAACACCTACTCGACCAACGTATTGAAGATTGGTACGACCCCGAAGTTCTTCTCTATGGAAGACCGTGCTGTTGACATCGGGCAGTATCGTCTGTTCAAAGGTATGTCGGTCTCGACCATGAGTGTGTCGATTGCTCCGAACCAGATGGTCACTGGCACCTTCGAAATGGTCGGTAAGGACATGACCCAATCGTCCACCTCGGCTACTGCTTCGCCCATCACGGCTGCTTCAAACAATGCTCCCTTTGATAGCTACAGCGGTGTCATCTCGGATGGTGGCTCGGGTATTGCTATCGTGACTTCGCTTGAGTTTTCGCTGACCAACTCGTTTGCTCCGACCTTTGTTGTAGGTGCATCGACCACCCCGCAGCTTGAGTATGGCCGTGCTGTCGTTGAAGGCACCATGACTGTCTACTACGAGAATGCCACCCTGATTAACAAATTCCTGAACGAGACTGAATCTTCCATCCAAGTGACTGTGGACGATCCGACTGGTTCCTCGGACTACACCTTCTTGTTCCCTCGTGTCAAGTACAATGGCGCTTCTGTCCCGCTGGCTAACCCCCAGAGCCGACTGATTACCCTGCCGTTTGTTGCTCTGTACGATAGCACTGAGAACACCAACCTGAAACTTACGCGCTCCGCATAAGAATCCTCGTAAGAGGTAGGGGCGAGAACAACTGTGTCGGGCGGAAGTCTCGCCCCGTTTGTATAAAACCCGACACATACTACACCTATCAACCCGACTGATAAAGGAATACCCGACATGGATTTGCTCGACATTGGTAAAACCAAAGATACCACCGAAGTTACTTTGTATCATCCCGTCACCTCTGAGGTGCTTACGAACAAAGATAGCTCACCTATGACTATTACTGTGCATGGCCCTTATAGCAAGAAGTATAAGTCGATTGCTCATGCACAACAGAATCGTCGTCTCGCTAAAGCCCAACGTGGTGGTAAGATGACGCTCTCTGCCGAAGAAATTGAATCGTCTGCAATGGAACTTCTCGTCCAGTGTGTAGCTGATTGGAGCATTACCCTTGGTGGTGAGAAGCCCAAATGCACAGAGGCAAAAGTCCGTGAAGTGTTCACCAACATGCCTTGGGTTAAAGACCAAGTTGATGCTGCATTGGGTGATGCTCAGGCTTTTTTGGAGAAGTAAAGGCGTCTCTCCTTGAGTATGCTGAAAAGAGTTTTAGGCTTGATCGTAAGGCCAAAGGCACTAAAGGCACCGAAAGAGATCACCTAGAGCAAGTCGCAAAACAGTTGGGAAGGGACGTAAGTTCCAACAATTTGGTTGATCTACCTCCCTTCCCTGATCTTGTGACACACATTTGGGCCGCTTTCATAGAACTACACAATGGTAGAACCTATGGTATGAGCGGCCCAAATCCTATTTCGTATGATACCATTTATTTCTGGTGTCGTATGACTGGTATAGAACTCACACCTTGGGAAATCAGTGTGGTTAAAGACCTAGACAACGAATACATAAAAGCAATGGGTGAAGAAAATGGCTGATCTTGGTACAGTAAGCATTCTTGTTGATGTCCGTGGTCAGCCCATCGTCAAAGACCTTGCTAAAGACCTTAACAACGTAGCTACTGCTGAAAAACAAGTCTCTGCGGCAACACAGAAAGTCATGGCAGACTTCAAGCGGATGCAAGCTATCACTGCTATGCTAAAGAAGACCACTGACGACACTTCTAATTCCTTCCAAAGATTTTCTGCTACAGAGTTGCAACAAGCCACTCAAAGAATGCGTGGGTTTGAATCGTCTTTGGCTAATACTCGTCGTGGCATGGGTCAGATGGGTATGGCTACACAGCAAGTGGGTTATCAGGTTGGTGACTTCTTGGTGCAAATCCAATCTGGGACTAGCGCCTTTGTAGCTTTCGGACAACAGGCCACACAGTTGGTAGGTATTCTCCCGGCTTTCTCTAAACAGTTGGGTATGTCCGTAGGCTCCTTGATCGGCATCAGTTCTGTTCTTGGTATTGCTATTCCTCTGGCTACAGCCTTTGGTGCTGCTTGGATGCGTACCAGTGAGGAAGTTAAAGAAGGGGCTGACAAGCAGAAGCAAGCCTATGACTCAGTTAAACAGTCTATCGAAAGCCTGCAACTTGCACGTCAAATGGCATCCTCTGGCGCACAAACGGAATCAGAACAGTCGGTTCTAAACACCCTTAATGCCGCCTTGGAAGAAAGAAAGCGCCTATTAGAAGAATCTCTTGCACTAGAGTATGCCAGTACAAATGAAGCCTCTCTACAAGAAGCGGCTGCAAGGGCGGAACTCTCAGAAAAACAACGGGCTAATAGGCTCGCTATTCTGGAAAATGAAGAACTTCTTAAGTCTCTCGGTTACGAGCGGGAACTTGAGATCGCAGCAAGACGCAGGGCAAACGAAAAGCGAAACGAGTACCGGGAAGCAGAAGCCCTTCGTATAGAAGAAGAAAAGGCTCTCGAACTTGCTCGTCGTAAGAAAGATGCTTTCCATGCTATGGCTGGGGAGATGGGTGCCGTTAGTTCTGCTATGTTCAATGCTAACGATGGTGCGGCCGGTATCCTAAGCAATCTTGTAGGCGCAACGAATGCTGCTATGGGGTTGAGGGATGCTCTTGGTCAGGTAGAATCTGCTGCCAGTTCTCGTGCCGCTCGTATCGTGTCTCTGACTGCACAGATCAATGCTGCTTCTAGGGGCGGGTCTGTAGGTGCGGCTCAGGCTCAGGCTGAAACTGCGACACAGTTAGCTAAAACTGGTGCTAGTCTCGACCAGATTGCCACTGCTGCTCAAAATGCAGGTGAACAGGCTAAGGAAATTGAGAAGCTAGAAGGTTCGCTCAAAGACTTGACTAAGACCTCTGGCGGTGCTGCTAAGGGTCTAAAAGAGGCGGAGAAAGCGGCAGAAGCCCTTCGTAAAGAACTTGAGTCTCCACTCGTTAATGCTGTAGGCTCTATCTCTAATGCCTTCGGTGATTTTGTAGCTAGAGGTCTTACCGACTTCAAAGGGTTCGTACAATCTATCCTTGGCTCCTTCAAGAACATGATTGCACAGATGATTGCTATGGCAGTCAAGAACCGTATCATGCTGTCCTTGGGTATTGGCGGTATCACTCCCACTATGGCTGCTGCTGGTCAAGTGGCTGGTCTAGGGTCTGCTGGTGGTATGCTCGGTAGCCTCGGCATTGGTAAAGGTATCGGTGGTCTTGCTGGTGGCACAGGCTTCCTTGGTGGGGCTGGTAATGCTATTGCTGGGCTTGGTGGCGGCGGCGCAGGACTCTTCAGCGTAGGTGCTAATGCCGCTGCTGCTGGTGGTGGTTTCTTGGCTACGGCTGGTGCTGCTGTTCCTATCCTTGGGGCTGCTGCCCTTGCGCTTAGCTTCTTCAAGAAAAAAGTCACTGAACTTGACAATGGCATTAAAGTCACAGCTACTGGACTAGACACTCTTGTACAAAGTTTTAAGACTGTACAAACAAGTCAATTCTTTGGTCTGTCTAAGAAGGTCAGTACAACTTTTGGTGAGGCTTCTCCTGAACTGGAACAGGCTGTCAATGCCTATCAAAACCAACTTCTTGCTGCTGTTGATATTCTAGAGATTAGTAAAGATGCTTTCAAGGACTTCTCGTATGAACTTCAAATTTCCCTAAAGGGTTTGACCGAAGAACAAAAGCTAGAGAAAGTCAATCAGGAACTTGGTAAGTTTGGTGATGCTCTTGCAGGTCTCACTGAATTTGGTAATGCTACTAGCCTTCTTTATGCGGCACAGTCCCTGAGAGATTTCATTGCATCTTTGACGCCTGCTCAAAAAGCACTTTACGACATGCAAAAAGGCCTCAATAGCCTTCGTCAAATCTCTCAGTCCGGTGATTTCTCCAATGCTGCTGAGATTGTCAAAAAGGTTGGTGGTGTCATTGGTAATATCGGTAGGGCTATCACTGAGACAGTTAGGGGCCTCAAGTCGAGTCTCGGAAGTCTGGCAGAAATTAACAACGTAACTACACAATTTGAGAAAGCCCTGTCTATCGGGTCTCAGGTTCGTGAGTTCGAATCTCAGGCTGTTGCAAACCTTAATCGTGCTGCAAATGGCATTGAGAAAGTTGGTCGATTCTTGGCAAAAATGAAACGGTCTGGAGAGTTCTCTGAGGAGGATTTGTCCAAGCTGAGCCGTAGGCTTCGTAATCAAACCAAGGCCCTTAAAGAAGCTGATTTAATTGTCGCTGCTGTTTCTAAAGTCTCGGATGTTTATGATAAAACGGTAGATGCTATTCTGGCCAAACCCGTAGACGATGCCATTGCTGGTGGATTGCTTCCCAAGTATATGGAATCTTTCTCGGCCAGTGTCAAGAGCATCATTACCACTGTTGAAAAAGGTGATCTTGACTCTTTTGCTAATGCCTACGTTAACATTGTGAGCATGTTCGGTAAGGGTGAGATCAGTGCCATTGAACTCTCTAACTCTGTTCAAATTATGAGTGAGATTGTAGATGGTACTACAAAGTCTGTAAATGAGTTTGGTCAAGAGTTCCAAAAGACAATCAATATCATTGAGGATGCACTGAAACGTCTGGCAGGTATTCGAGAGGAAGTTGCCCCTCGTGAGTCTCGTCAGGCCGCTCTTAGCTATCTTCGTGATGTTTCCTCTTCTGGAATTAAACCTGCTGCTGATGCAATCTTTGAGCAAGCTGTAGCCACAGTCTCTAACGTCTCTACCGGGGACTTTGCCTCTCAGGTTGAAATGCTCCGCTACATTGCTGAAACCTCTGCCCTTCTTAGCAACATCAAAGGTTTTGCTACGGGTGGGTCTTTTGGCGGTGGTATGCGTGTTGTAGGTGAGAACGGTCCTGAACTTGAAATCACTGGTCCTTCCCGTATCTACAGCAAGCAACAGACTAAAGAAATCTTGGGTGGTAGTGGTTCTAACGACAGTGAGGCTCTTCGTGTTGAAGTTTCTCAAATGCGTCAAGAGTTGACTGCTGGTCTTATCCAGATTGCTAAGAACACTGGCAAAACTGCTGCAACCCTCAATAAGTTTGACTATGACGGTCTTCCCGATAGTAGAGGCTACTAAATGAAAATCATTCGCCCTGTCACTATAACGAATACGGTCCTTGATAGTTCTAATCTCGCAGAAAATGATTACGCTGCTTGGTCTGGTGCTACGACCTATGCTCTTGGTGACAGGGTGATCCTCACCAGTACGCATCGTATCTACGAAAGTGCCATCAACTCTAACCTTAACAACAACCCTGCACTAAACGACCCAACCAAATGGATCAATGTTGGTGCTACAAACAAATGGAAGCCTTTTGACGGCGTTATCGCGGATCAGGCTACAAATACTACAACAATCACTTACTCTCTCATTCCCAGTTCTCTTGTAAATGCTATCGCATTCTTCAACTTGAATGCAACCACGCTAAACGTCACTGTCGATGATCCGACCGATGGTATCGTCTACGATGAAGATTTTCCGCTTGTTGACAATGGTGCAGTAGAAAACTGGTTTAGCTACTTCTTTGAACCCATCGTGAGAAAGAGTGAACTTATCGCCCTCGACCTACCCAACTATGCCTCCGCAACGATTGATATTACTATCACTGGTGATACCGGGGCAGAAGTTGGTGTGGGTGAGATTGTGATTGGCAATCAAAAGACCCTCGGGTTGACCCTTTATAACACTGTCGTGGGTATTCAAGATTATAGCCGCAAGGACATTGACGAGTTTGGAAATGCCACTATCACTAAAAGACGTTTTGCACAAACAGTGGATTATGATGTGAAAGTTAACACTTCTGCTGTTAGAGATACTCAAAAGACCCTTGCAGAATATAGGGCAACTCCCCTTGTTTTCACAGGCACGGACGAGGGAACTTATGGCGATCTTGTTTACGGTTACTACCGCAGTTTCTCCATCAATATCGCAACTCCCAGTTTGTCTGATGCAACAATCGAAGTAGAAGGACTTGTCTAATGACTTACCCGACGATCACACCACTACCTGCTGCCCCGCAACGTACACAAGACCCGGATGCTTTTGCTAATACCGCTGATACTTTTGTAGCTGCTCTTCCTGATCTTGTGACAGATGTTAATGCCGCTGGTGCCTACATCGACAATAAATCTATCCTTGTAGGTAATAACTTCAAGGGTACTTATTCGGCAGGCACGACTTATCTTGTTGGTGAAAGTGTTCTCTCTAGCAGCAAATACTATGTCTCTCTAGTGAATGCAAATACTGGTAATACTCCTGCTTCTTCCCCTGCACAATGGTCTGAGATTGCTGGTGCGCCATCTGTTTCTGGTGAAGTCTCTCTGACGGCCACTGGCACCATTACGGCTGGTGATCTTGTGTCGTTGCTTTCGGATGGTACGGCCATTAAGTCTACCAGCCCTGAGTTCGATACGCCTACGGAATACTTTGCGGGTGGG